ACAAGCCCCGATACTATTTGGTATTCAAAAATCGTAATCCCGGGCACCCCGGTCGAAATGTCAGATTTCCAAACGTTTTATGTTTCTCCTACACAAAGCGCACAAGGAACAACTGGTATTGTTACAGCTCTTGCGCCCATGGACGATAAGTTAATTGTGTTTAAAGAAGATGCGATTTATTACATCAACGGCGTTGGCCCCGATGCTACAGGAGCCAATAGCCAATACAGCGAGCCCATATTTGTAACAAGTACCGTTGGTTGCAGATATCCAAAATCGATTGTGTTTATTCCTAATGGCCTTATGTTTCAGTCAGACAAAGGCATTTGGATTTTAGGACGAGACTTATCGACAAATTACATTGGAGCCCAAGTTGAGGCTTTTACCGAGGGAGCTGAAACCATTACGGCCCTAAACATACCAAACACAAATCAAGTGCGGTTTATCATGGATAGCGGCATTACAATTATGTATGACTACTTTTTTCAGCAATGGGGAAGTTTTACCGGCATTGGGTCAATAGCCGCCACTTTATACAATCAATTACATACTTATTTTGACCAATACGGGCGTTTATTCACTGAGAACCCTGGAAGCTATGTTGACGGCACAAATCCAGTCAATATGCGTTTTAAAACAAACTGGTTTGCAATGGCTGGCATTCTAGGTTTTCAGCGTGCTTATTTCTTATTTATCTTGGGCCAATATCTTTCTCCGCATAAACTATTGATTAATGTTTCGTACGATTTTAACCCGAATGCGACGCAGCAGCTCACTGTCACACCAGATAATTACGCATCGGTCTTTGGCGGAAATCCTGTATTTGGCTCTGGTTATGTTTTTGGTGGCCCTACTCAAGTTGAAAAGTGGCGCTTGATGTTACAACAGCAAAAGTGTGATTCAGTACAATTTGAGTTTATTGAGCAGTATGATCCATCTTATGGGGTATCTCCAGGAGCCGGGCTTACATTATCAGGACTCAACTTTGTTGTTGGAGTTAAACTTGGATACCCAACAATCTCAAGGTTCAATACAGCAGGGTAATATGAACGTAAGGCTTTTAAACAAAAAAACCGAAATGGACAAAGTAAATAAATTTGTCCCGTTTGAAGTAAAGTCTTCTGATTTGCCGGGACACACTTATTGCGCTGTATATAAAGATGATATCGTTGCTATTGCAGGTCTTAGACTGATGGAAGGCGAAGTTTGTTTTATTGATTCGATGGCAACAAATCAAAATTTTGAAAGCACCGTGAGGCATGAGGCTTTGGATTTATTAACAAAAACAATTTTGGAATTGGCTAAAAACCTAAACTTTAAAAAGGTTTTTGCAACAACCAGAGAAGAATGCATTATTACCAGGGCTGAAAGGCATGGATTTAAGGTTTCAAAAGAAAAAATCATACTGAGGACGTTATAATGATTACTAGAGATAAATTACAAAATAGACCCATGAATTTTTTAGGGGGTCTTTTCGGCGGAAGTTCTGGGGCTAACTGGCAAGCTGAATACGCAGCAAGCCCAGCTCAAGCACAACAACTTTACGGTCAACAACAACAGGCCTTAAGAAACCAACAAGCATTTACTCAAGCCCTTCAAGCACAAACGCCTCAAGCTATCCAACAACAAATGATGTTGGGACAACAGCTATCGGCTGCAACACAAGGACAGGGACCGAGTGTTGCACAATCTCAGTTAGCTGAAACAACGGGCCAGAATGTAGCAAGACAACAAGCCATGCTTGCAGGCCAACGTGGCGCTAGTGCCAATGTGGGACTACTGGGAAGAAACATTGCTCAAGCGGGTGCCCAAACACAACAACAAGCTGCAGGACAAGCTGCAACTTTAAGAGCACAAGAGCAATTAGCAGCAAGACAACAATTAGCAGGCCTTACAGGTCAACAATTAGGGCAAGTTCAGGGCGCTCAGCAATTAGGCATTCAAGGGGTTGGAGCAGCACAACAAAACATTTTAGATGCGATCGCAAGAAGAAACCAAACACAAGCGATTATCGCTTCTGGAAACCAAGCCTTTCAGTCTGGACTTGTCGGCGGTGTTATTGGAGGAGCGGGCCAAGCTATTAGCGGAGGATTTGCTAAGGGCGGAGAAGTAACAAAAGACAAAGAAGAAGAAGACAAAGAAGAAACTGCCGGGGAAAGATTTGCAAAAGGCTTTCAAGCTGGAATGTCTGGAGCACAAGGAAATTACCAGGCTGGAGCACAAGCGGGGATGGGCGCAGGAAAAGCAGTAGGAGGAGCGCTTGCTAGTTTATTTAAACCAAAAGTAACTGGACAAACTCAAGGCGGATACGCTGGCGCAAATTTAGGCGTTCCTACACAAATGCCCGCTCCCGTAAATCCCATGGTAACACCGCAAGCAATTGGGCAAATGAAATTACCTGATTATCAGCCCGGATTTGCAGAAGGCGGAAAAGTTCCCGCAATGGTAAGCCCCGGAGAAAAATACTTGCCACCACAAGAAGTAAAAAAGGTTGCAGCAGGACAAAAAGAACCGCACAGAGCCGGAGTAAAAATTCCAGGACAAGCAAAGGTACAGGGGGATAGCCTTAAAAACGATACCGTTCCAATGACGCTAGAAGAAGGCGGAATAGTAATTCCTAGAAGTGTAATGAATTCTAAAGACCCTGCAGAACAAGCAAGAAAGTTTGTTAATGCTGTACTAGCCAAGAAACAGTCAAAGAGGAAATAAAATGCAAGATTTGTATCGAGGCTTTAAGAAAGTAAATGAAGATGAACAACGGGCCGTGCTTAAACACGAAAACGGCCACGAGTTGGTTATTGCTAAAAGCGGTATTAGTAAAAAACAAAAGCGTGCTTTAGATAAGCTTCCTATTCACCAAGCTGAAGGCACACCAATTGAAGAAGAACAGCCTCAAGTGCCAGAGCCACAATTAGACTCTGGAAACGCTTTAAAACAAATCGGCGCTCAAATCACAGAAGCCGTTGCACAAAAAGTAATTGAGGGTGCAGAGGAAAGCATCCCTTCTCAAAGACAGCCCGCCTCTGTGACTCCAGAAGAGATGGCTGCATTACAACAATATTCAGAACAGCAACAAGCGCCGGTTGAACCAAGGCCCGAAGAAACTCCCGCTCCTGGGCTTTCTGCATACGGAACTCCAGAACAAAAAATGGCTGCTCGTATACCAAGTGAACCAAGCGGATTTGGTGCTGCTATAATGGAGCCGCAAGCTGTTCAAGAAAGAGAAATTGCCGCCCCCGGAGAAACAGGACCAGGAATTTTAGGCGCAACAACTCCTAGCGTTGGCGAAACAGAGCCTCAACCAGAAATTGAACCTCAAAGACGGCTTGATTTGAGTAGGGCCATCCAGCCTCCGTCTGTGGTTAGGCCCCCAGAAGAAGTAATGGTTGACCCAAACGTAAGCGATACTGAAAGAGCAAACGCGTTTATTATGGCCGCTCAAAACGTGCAGGCAAAAATTGAAGATGCAGATAGGGCTTTTAGGGAAGAAATGAGAAAGCCAGAAAATCAAATTAATCCAGATAGATTTTATGAATCTATGTCTACTGGAAAAAAAATAAGAACAATGATTGGAATTATTTTAGGCGGTGCAGCCGGAGGAATTTTAAGACAAGAAAACCCGGTCATGGCCATGCTTAACAAGCAAATTGAAAGGGACATTGAAAGCCAAAAGCTTGCCCAGGCTGGAAAAATGAATTTATACAAACAAAATTTAGAGATTTTAAAGGACGGAAGGGCTGCCTATTTTCAAACGGCAACTCAGCTTAGAAGTATTGTTGACATGAAACTACAGGACGCCAAGTTGCAATTAGATCCTAACAACCTTGCAGGAAGAACGGCTTTAGATGCTGCGATTGCAGAAAACAGGCTTAAGGCACGAAAAGCAAAAGATGAATCAGCAAGAATTGAAATGACAAAACAGTTTGAAAGGGCGCAACAAATTAACCCGTCTTTAGAAATACCGGATAGGTTAGATGAGCGCCTAGAGTCTGCTGTAAGAGTCACTGACAAAAAAGGAAGATCCGTAAAGCTGTACGCAAGAAACAAAGGCGCGGTAAGTGATTTACAAAAAAGAAGCGATGCAATTGCTTCTGCTGAATCTGCTTTAAGAAGAATTATAACTTTTAACAATCAGTACGGAAGGCAACTTGAAGTGCCTGGAATCGGAGTGGATGTTTTAGGGGAAATGGCAAACGCAGCAGAATCTTTAAATGCAGAAGCAAAAATCGCAATAGTAGGCCTTTTATCTACAGGACAAATTAGCGAACGAAACGCGAAACTTTTTGAAGATATTTTACCTAAAGCAGGCGGCTTAAAAATGGAAGACGCAAAACAAAAAGCTGCGCAAACAGCCAAGCTTTTAAAAGACATGAAAGACTTATTAATACAAAACAATTTGACTAAATAATCATGGCAGATACACCGAACAAAATACCCTTATTAACTGGCGGTCAATTATACGAAGCAGATCCAGAGGAAGCGGAATATTTAACCGGTCTTGGATTTGAAACCGTTGCTCCCGAAGACTTGCCATTTTATGAAGCCTCTCAAACCGGTATTGGCTTACTAGAGGCTGGCGCCAGGGGCCTTTTTGGTCCGCTTGCTACAGCCGCAGAAGTAGCCTTAGGAGTAGAGCCGGAAGCAATAAGAAAAAGAGAAGAAATTTCAGTTGGTAAGCCCTTATCAACAGCGATTGAACTTGGTGGATTAATTCTTCCAGGAATGGCAATTAGTAAAGCAGCGTCACTGGCAGCAAAAGGTGCTCAAGCTGCAAACACTTACAGCAGGCTTGCTGCTGCATCAAAATTTACCTTGGGGGGCGCGGCTGAAATTGGTGGAAGTGCTGCCGCTGCTGGTATTGAGGGGGCGGTGGCAAGGGTTGCTACAAAATACGGAATTGAAAACGCTGTGTTCGGGGCTGCGGATGAAATTGATAAAATGTTATTGTCCAACGAACCTCAAGACGCATTACAAAATGCCCAAAATGTTGCAGTTGGAGCAGGGCTTTCTTTTCTTGTTGGGGCAGGATTAGGCGCTGGAGCTGGTAAAGTTTCAGAACTTTGGAAAGCAAAAAAAGCAGGTAAAACTGCTGCCGTTCTACAACAGGCGCAAAAAGATGCAAACCAAGTAGTTAATCAATCAGAAATTTTAGCTCAGCAGGGAATCGTTACGCCGAAGGTTCCGCCCTCAGCAGAAGACTTGGGACAGGCTGCAAGCCAAACAATCAAATCTTCCGATGACCTAATGAAGGTTGTAGAAGGGTTGCCAGAACTTGAAGCAATTCCTTTGGAAACAAGAAAAGTAGTTGAAGAGGCGCAAGACAGGCTCAGAGCGCAAGGATTATTAAAATTAGAAGCGCACGAAGGAATGCTCAAAGCGCTTGAAGACAAGCAGCTTGCAAACATATTAAATGTTGCAAAAGAGCGCGGGGATGATTTGGCAAAAGCTCAAATTACTTTTGAGCAGCACATAAAAAGAAATTCAGTTGATGGCGTAGCGGAAACAATTAACTCGTTATCTCCAAATCCAATCTCAGATTCTTTACAAGCCGGACAAAAGTTTATTGATTTGGTAACAGACACCTATGACAAAACCAAAAAAGGATTTGAATCGTTTTTTAAACAATTTGACGTTGTAGGAACCAATAAGCTTGATGATGTTTCATCTCTTGCAACCTCTTTAGATCAATCTATTCCAGGAGTGGCAAACACCATAGAATTAGTCGGTGACGGAGTTCTAAAATTAAAACCGTATGAATCAACATTTCCTTACTTAAGACAAACACACAGAGCGATTGGCGACGTCGTAAAAGCCCTAAATAAAAAAGATTTAACCATTGGGCAATTAAGGTCCGTTAGAAAAAACCTAGATAACTATTTAACAATGGCAACCCCTCCAGAAGCAAAGACACAAATTTCTAGGCTTAAAAAATCTTTAATGGATGTAATTCAAGAAAACGTACAAAAAGTTGATGACAGTTTAGAGGTTAGAGAAACGTTTAAAAACTACAGACAAAACGAAGAGTTTAGAGAGGCGCTAGAAGTTATTTTAGGCGGAAGATTTGGTGCGGAGGGTGTATTAGAAAAACAAATCAAACCTGAAAACGTTTTAAAAAGATTATTTGCAAATACTGTTGCCGTACAAGACGCGAAAGCTTTGCTTGGCGACAAGTGGAATAGCATTCTTGCTGATTATTTGGCAGTCGTTGAGAAATCAGTAGTTGACAGAAACACAAAAATATTTAGTTCCGCAAACTTTAATAATTTTTTAAAATCAAAGAAAAATGTGCTTGATGTTGCATTTGAAGGACAAGAACAAAAGCTTCAAAACCTGCTTGATTTTACAACGCTCATGCGGATTATTCCTGACAGAACTCCGGCAAATCCGTCTAGAACAGCTCCGACGTTACTAGAATTAGGAAAACAGCTTTTAGGAATAGGAAACGTTTTGACCCCTGCTGGGGCTGCAGAAAAAGCAGCTGATTTAGCAATGACAAAGCTAAATGAAAGGGCGATGAAGCAAGGCTTTGATTCTTTATTTAAAGACAAAGCAGCAAAGCCCGGCGTTGGAATGTATCGATTTTTAGAGTCTGCAAAAAATGTAAGCGCAACCGCATTTGAAGCCATGCAAGAATTTGTAAAGCAATCGGCTAAGGGCGCTTATTTAACAAGGGACGCAATTAAAAGCATTTTTAATGATGAAAAGCAAAGCCCTGTACAAACTCCCAGTGAGCGCTCGTTGCAAAGCCTAGACAAAAAGCTTTTGCAAATGGAACAGAACATGGAAGACATTTTAGAATCTGGCGGCGATGTTGGTTATTATATGCCGGAACAGGACACCGCTCTTGGAGTAATCAATTCTAGGGTTATTGGGTATCTTGCAACACAAAGACCCGGCGTAAAACAATCGGGCATTTTAAATGATGAAAGACTTCCGACAAAGCCAGAAATGCAAAAGTATTACAGGACTTTGCAAATAGCAGAACAGCCCGCTATGGTTTTAAAAAGAATTAAAGAAGGAAGCCTAATTTCTAAAGACGTTAAAGACATTCAGGCAATGTATCCAGAAACGTACAATTACTTTTTAAATAACCTTACAGAAGAAATTGTCGATAGAAAATCCGAACAAAAACCCATACCATTTAGAACAAGAAAATCCTTGTCTTTGTTTTGCGCGTTGCCGTTAGACACAACCTTAACCCCGCAAGCAATCCAGGCCGCACAAAGCACTTACGCCCCTAAAAACTTACCACCTCCTCAAACTCCACAATTTGCGCCGAAATCGGGAAGAAAGTCTCAGATGCCTAGTCTTACTGAAACAGAGCAGCAAAGGCGAATGCGGCAATAAATTGGCGTAAACAACCAATAATGTAAGTAGGCCCACAAGGCCCTAACCCACAAGGACGGTTCAAATGTCATCCAGAGTTCTTTTAAAGCCCCAAAAAGTAATGGACGCTGTTGTAGCAGACCAAAACCGCACAAGCCTTGTTACCAACGTAAACATGATTTCACTAGCCTCCTACACAATCGCATGGGGAAATGGCGTGACCGGCGATTTTGATGTTGAAGTGTCAAACGATTACATTGCTCCAGTAGGAGTGCAACCAGAACAATTAGATGTTGGAACCTGGGTTCCCGTTACTCTTAGCACTTCGGTTTCTGCTTCTGGTACAGCCGACACGGCTTTTATCGACATTGCACTAACCGGCGCTGCTTATATCCGACTGAAATTTACTGATACGAGTGGCGGTGCTGGCACTGGCACAATTACGGCAACACTTGCAGGGAAGGTTAGCTAATGCCTACTTATTCTAAATACTCCCCAATTAGCGGTGGGGGCGGAACCGGCGGTATTACATCTATTAATGCTGACACTACTGCTGCTCAGCTTATTGTCGGCGGAACAGGCATCAGCGTTGCCACAGCTCTTGGCACAACAACCATCACAAACACTTCTCCTGCCCCTGCGACAGGAAATTTAACAGAAGCAATTTCTACTATTTTAACTATTACTGGAGGCACTGGCGCTGTTGTTGGCTCTGGGACCACGATACAGGTAGCACAAGCGGGCGCAGCTCAAGACGGCTTTTTAAGCTCTACTGATTGGAATACGTTTAACAATAAACAACCCGCTGGCACTTACGTTACAAGCGTGACTGGAAGCGCTCCTGTTTCAAGCACTGGCGGAACCACTCCTGCAATTTCAATATCTCAATCTGGAGTTGCAACAGACGGGTACTTATCGTCAACCGATTGGAATACATTCAACAATAAAGCATCTTATCCCGCATTTTCGGATGACCAAGTCTTGTACTCCACAACGACTGGAGCAGAATGGCGAACCGTTGGGACCGGATCTACTACAGCCGCATATCCAACCGATACTGTTATTCTTGGAAGAACTAAGCCCGCTGGGTTAACTGGCACAACAAATACACTAATTGGAAGTGCTGGAAACAGTTTAACTTCATCAATTAATAACGTGTTAATTGGAAAAAATGCAGGAAACCTACTTACCTCGCAAGGGGTTCCAAGTTTAGCAATTGGAAATGATGCATTAAGTTCTTTGAACACCGTTGGAGCAACGCACGGCGGAGTAACGGCAATTGGATTTGAGGCGGCAAAATTAATTACCGATTCAGTTATTTCTGCTGTCGGTCCGCCGGGGTATTATCCACCCACAGCCGTTGGATATAAGGCGGGTTCTGTAAATACGACTAATTTAACTGGGTGCGTGCTGGTTGGCTATTTAGCCGGGGCGGTTGGCACAGCCATTGGAGGGTATTGCACTTTTATTGGCGCAAACACCGGAAGTGGTAGCGGGTCATCAAATGTCGGAATTGGCGCAAATTGTGGGCAAAACATGAACGGTAGCGATAACATAGCTATCGGATTGCAAGCCTCTTCTTTTGCCGCCCTTTCTGGAGCGGGAAATATTTGCATTGGAACAAATTCAGGAAGAATTACTTCTGGATCAAACAATTGCTTTATTGGAAAACTGTCTGGAAATTCTAGCTCATACGGGGGTGCTGTGCCCACAACGGGCGGCAACAATGTTTTAATTGGAGCAGAAACTAGCCTTTTGGTTAATTCAAATTCGTCTGCAATAGCTTTGGGACACCAAGCTTCTGCTGGCGCTAATGAGTTATGTGTTGGGAGCGCTAACGCTCAAATAAATACTGTTTTATTAGGTCGGGGCGGCGCATCTCAAACAACGGCTAACGCGGTAAAAATTCAAACGATGCGCGCCTCTGGAACAAATACCAGCATGACCGTTGGCACTTTAACTCTTGCTGGAGCGCAAGGAACAGGAACTGGCGCTGGCGGGGATGTCATTATTTCAACCGCGCCTGCTGGATCTTCCGGATCTTCTTTAAATGCCCATGTTGAAAGAATGCGCATTGATAGTAATGGTAATGTTCTTGTAAATTACACCACACTAAGAACTAATTTTTTTAATGGAGGCGTCGCCGCTGGAAGAATTAGTTTGGAAGGAACAAGTCTATCAACTTCTTACATATCTTCAGTAAGAAATTCTAATGATTCTTTTTCTTCTCTTTTAATGCTTGGTAAAACCAGGGGCACAGCCGTTGGAAGCAATACTATTGTTCAAACCGGTGATCAAGCCGGCTATTTAAGTTTTCAAGCAGCTGACGGCACAAATCTTATTGAAACGAATGCAATTGCAAGCATCGTTACTGGAACCCCTGGTGCCGGGTCTTTAACTGGCGATTTAATTTTTAGAGGTAATAACGCTGCTGCTAATACAAGCGAACGAATGAGAATGACTGGCTCCGGCAGACTTCTTATTGGAACGACTACTAATTTTAGTAGTGCAACGTTGTTACAGGTATCAGCAAACACAAATACAACACAAGTATTAGACGGATATTCAAACAACTCGTCTTCGCCCACAATTCTCACAAGAAAAGCAAGGGGAACCGCCGCATCACCAACGGCTGCACAAAATGATGATTTTTTAATGTTTTTAGGCGCGTATCCTTACGGTGCAACCGCATTTGCTTCTGGCACCAGGGCCTCTATTGCATTTAGGGCTGCGGAAGACATAACTGATTCAGCCCAGGGAACATATATAACTTTTAACACAACTCCAACTGGTTCCACGACGGTCGCAGAAAGAATGCGCATTAATAGCGCTGGAAACGTGGGAATTGGAACGGCAACGCCTGCCGAAAAACTAGAAGTTGCAGGCGCAGTTTTAGCAACCGAATATCGAGTACCTAACTATCGCTTAGACCCGCACACTCACGACGAAGGCACTGAAACAACCGATTTCACAATTAACTGGTCTAACGGAGCAGTACATACAGTTACACTAAACGCTGCTGGGCCTTTAGTTATTACAATGAATAACCCAGTAGATGGCGGAGCATATGCTTTAAGAATTATCCAAGGGGCAACCCCCGGAACGGTTACATGGCCTGCAAACGTAAAATGGCCAGGAGGAACTCCACCAACGCTTTCAACTAACACCGGCGATGTTGATCTTGTTAACTTGCTGTACTTTGATGATGGCGGCGGCAACACTTATTATTATGCAACGTCAGCATTAGCATTTGCTTAATTATGAGCTTACTACGATTAATTACATTTAGGCAGAGTCAGGCTCCAGTTATTGGATTGGACTGGCGACTTATTGGCCCTACTTATTGGTCCGATTATCAAGCAAGTATTAATCAAACGATTGCAACTACTACGGTGGCGGATGTAACAACAACACCTTCTCCAACATTTACGCCTTCTAATGGATATCGACCTGGATGCCTTCTTCCTGATGGCCGTGTTTTTCTAGTGCCTAGAATAGGCAGTACAGCACTTATTTATGATCCAGTTACAGATACTACAAGTGTACCTAGTGGAAATTATTCGGGTGGCTTTAATGGGGCAGTGTTGTTACCAAACGGAAAAGTATTTTGTTCTCCAGCAAACTCAACTACTGCTGTAATTTATGATCCAGTTACAGATACAACCACTACACCTAGTGGAACTTACCCCGAAGGAGACTCGTTTCGGAGTTGCGTATTACTTCAAAATGGTAGCGTTTTAATAATTCCTTTTTTCTCAGCAACAGCTCGAATTTATAATCCCACTACAGATACAGTAAGTATTCCAAGCGGTATTGTGGGCGGCGGAGCAGCTTATTGGGGCGGCGTTAATTTACCTGATGGACGAGTCCTTCTTGTACCATACTTGGCTTCGACTGCTGTAATTTATGATCCAGTTACAGACACGACAACTACCGCTGCTGGAACTACAGGAGGTAAGGTTAGTGGAGTTTTACTTCCAGATGGGAGAGCATTTCTATCGTCAGGTGGCGTGGCACAAATTTATAACCCTGTTACTAATTCAACTTTTTCAACAATATCTCTTGGTATAGATTCTTTCACTTGTGCCCTATTACCGGATGGTCGTGTTTTTGTAGTCGGGTATAATAGCACTACGTCTGTAATTTATAATCCTGCTAATAATACTGTTAGCACTGTTTCAGGAAGTTACCCAGGAAGTGATGGCATAATCGGCGCAATTACACTTTTGGATGGTCGTGTATTTTGCGTTCCAGCAGTTTCAACGACCGCACGCATTTATGGCGGTGGTGGCGGATTTAATTCAAACGTGAGTTTATCGGCTTATTATAATAAAGGTGGAATGTAATGTCCTTTGTTAAACTACAATAAATTGTAAATAAGGTAAATTTTTATGGCATATAAACCAGTATCTCAAATAGTTAGCGATAACAAAGACTCTGAAATACCGTTTATTATAACAAACTTTAATAAACTTTAAACATGAACCAGAACTCTCTAAATGATTTTCACTTAGAAAAACTCTACGAGAGATTGCACCGTATCGAAGAAAAAATTGATAAGCTTCAAGAGTTTAAAGTAACAAGTTTAGCAACCGTAAGATTGGCAAGTTTAGTCGTCTCAAGTCTTTGCGGATTTGTGACGATGATAATTACTTCGCTAGTAAATTACTTAGTAAACAAATCTTAAAAGGAGATTTATGTCACCTAACTTAGAAAAACTTATTAAAGATTTAATTGATGTCGGTCTTGCTGCAAGAGACTTAGCTAACGGAAAATTCTTGTCTGCAATTCGTAGAGGCGTTTCTTTAGCTGGAGAACTAGACGGCAAAAGAAACTGGAAAGCTTGCGGCGAAGAATTCTTAGCGTTGTCACATAAAGACAAAGAGCCCATCATGGAATTTGTAAAAGAAAAACTAGCAGCTCTTGAAGACAAAAAGCTCGAAGACAAAGTTGCTAAGGGATTTGAGCTAGCTATTGAACTTTCTGATCAAGTTGAAGACAGCGTTGGGATTGGTAAAAAAGTTGCTGACTTTATTAAGGGGGTCTAATGCCTACATGGTTAATTCCCATTCTTAAATTACTAGGTCCTATTGCCCTGCGATTTGCTCTAAAGTTTTTAGAAAGCAAATACCCTGGCATCAAAGATTTAATTGATCAAATCATCAATTACGTTGGCGATGAAAAACCAGAGCACAATGTTGAGAGCATTAGAGAAGCACTAGGGCCTTGTATCGGATGCGCGACAGAAACAAAAAAAAGCTAACGTTAGTAGAAAAGCAGCAGCAATTTAGTTTGTTTGTTGCACGTTTCATAGAAGACTTAAGAAAAAGAAATTACTACGTTACGCTTGGTGAAGCATACCGCCCTGAAGCAATGGCACAAATTTATGCAACGACGGGCAAAGGCATCTTAGCAAGCAACCATAGAATACGTTTAGCAATTGATTTAAACATATTTTATGAGGGCGGTTATCTCACCACAAAAGAAGATTTAGAAATTCCAGGAAGATTGTGGAAGAGTTATTCAACTGATTTGATACAATGTTGTTGGGGAGGAGATTTTGAGCGCGTAGACGCCTTTCATTTTTCTTTCGAACACAATGGAATCAAATGACAAAAACGATTCTTTAAAACCAAAATACAAAGCTTATCTTTTTCTTGCGCCAAAAGTATTTCAAGTAAAATGGATCTATGGAGAAATTCCTGAGTATCAAACAATCGGCAACAAAGAACTAAAACTTAAAATGGTTCTTTGGAATTGCAATAACAGAGCCACTTTAGACAAATACAAATTTATTGAAGTCCAAGCACTTATCTATAAGTAATGGCTGGGCGAAAAGGGGTCGAACCTTTATAAACCAAGTTAACAGCTTGGGGCTTTACCAGTTAAGCTATCGCCCAGTGACAATTATTGTCTCTGGATTTTAGTTATCTAGTTTTGTATAATAGTTCAAGCCCGAAGCGAGGTGGGCAAATATGAAGATAACCAACAAACTCAATCTCCCCGAACCTTTTGTAAAAGCCGTATCAGAAAAAACCTACGACAACGAAGGCAGTTGGCGAACCGTCACACAACTTATTGGCCCGCCTAAAATTGCAGCATTAAAACAAAAACACGAAGAAGAAATTGAGGTGGATGCAAGTGAACTTGTTTATACGTTCCAAGGCGAAACAGCTCATGCCACGATTGAGCGTGCTGCTAAGACGATGTGCAAAGAAGGTTGGCAAAGCGAAAAGAGATTATTTAAGACGGTACAGGGAAAGAAGGTATCGGGTGCTTACGATTTATACAATCCAAAAACGGGAGAATTGATTGATGTCAAAAACTCAACGGCGTGGAAAGCTAAGCGTGGAGAGGCTCCCGCCGAGTGGGTGCAACAGTGTAACCTATTGGCGCATCTTATACGGCAAGAAGGACACGACGTTAAACGGATCACAATTATTCTCATTATTAGAGATCATTCAAAACCTGAATCTCGAAGAGACCCTGAATATCCGCAAACTCCCGTTGTGCAACTTGAAATCCCGATTTGGTCAGACGAAGAAGCCAAAACGTTCTTACAAGATAGGGTACGACTACATTTACTTGCTGAAACTGAGGAAGTGGAGTGTACGCCCGAAGACCGCTGGGCAAAGCCGTCAATCTGGGCCATCAAGAAAAAAAGTGCTGCTAGAGCAATCGCCGGCGGACTCTTTGCCGTCGAAGAAAAAGCAAAAGAAAAACTAGCCGAACTGGGCCCCCAATACGAAATCGAATACCGCCCCGGAGAAAACGTAAGATGCGCTCTTTACTGCCCGGTTGCTAAGTTTTGCGCGCAGTATCAAAAGATATTGACACAGCAAGGCAAATAGTGTTTTTAGGCGTTTCTTCCGGTTCCGTAGTCGACAGGGCCGGAAGTTAAACAGGCGTACCAGCGCCTTAAGAAATCTTGGGTTACGCATCGGACCCGAATGCGGTTCTTTTTCGGGTCATTTATTTAAACCACGGGACATAAAAATGAATAATCAAGAGAAAACATATTCGGTTGATTTTAGCGGAGAAGGAATTTGGAGTTATATCGAAGCCGGAACCAAGGCGGCAAAAATTCTTCACGATCTTGAAGCCGCGATTAACAGCAAAGACAAAAAAGGCGGCTTTTGTGTGGATGATTTACAGGTTCCACTAAGCGCAATTATAGCTCTTTCCGAAAGGATGATTGAGGATATTGGAATAGAAAACTTACCGAACAGAAGTTTAAATACGGTTAATTAAAAACGGAGACAATATGCAATTAACTAATCTCGAGCGTGCTTTATTACGCGCTGCTAACGCGTTTATTCAGGCCTACAGTGAATCGAAAGAGACCGGTCAAGGGGTAGGTAGCCATGCGCCACAACAAACGCGCCAAAGCGCCCCTACAACGACTTCTAACGGTATCCCCGTTTGCTCTTTGCATGGTAAGGCTATGAGACCAAGTAAATTTAAGGACAATCAGTATTATTGCGGTGCCAAGCTTGATGACGGAACTTACTGCCGGGAAAAGGGTTAAGTATGCAGAGTGACAATTTGTTTTTTGATCTGCAAGAAGAGCATTGGTATGTGTTTCTTAATAACGGGCGCTATGAAATTACTCACTGGCAAGACATAGATTTAAATTTGTTGCACGAGCTAGAACAAAATAACACGCCATTTTATTTAGACAAAATTCATGCCGTTGACGCGGTCGAAGCGCATTTAAGTTATTTAGAGCGTCAAATCATTAAATCTAGAAAACAATTAGAACAGGACAAGCTTGAATGCATTGGTTTAAGCACTACAGCAACGCAAGCGAAGGATTGAGCCTAAAAACCCTTTGGTCGAACAAAGATTATGAGGCAATAGCAGTCTTTTGGAGGCTGTGCGAATTGCTGTCAAAGCACGATTCTAAAGACGGCATACTGATTACGAACTGGGCGTTTATTGGGCGAGAAACGGGGATGAAACCAAGCAAATGTCGCCGGGTTCTCGCCCGTATCTCCGCCGTTTCTCTGTTGCGATACGAGCATGAAACGGACGAGATACAAGAATTTCTCGTTCCTAAGTGGTCGGAATTCCAGGAAACTAGGGGTAAAAAAAAGAATAAAAAAAATGAAATAGTGCCGGGAGATATAAGAAGTAAGAAGAAAGAAGTAAGATATAAGAAACAGAATATAGAAACAGAAGTTTGCGTTGAACCAAAACAAGTTTTGGTTGCAACGCCTACTGTCAATAAAAATGATTTAACTTTTTTTATTAATCAAAAGCTTTTAGAGCTCTATCCGCAGGAGTACCTAGACCGTGAAAAAGTAAAAATGGAGTTGTGGATTGCTAATAACCAGCATAAGAAGCCTAAATCCGATCGGGGTATGGTTCGGTTTGTAACAAGTTGGTTATCTCGGGGATGGGACCAATATCGTAAGGGCCTACAAACTAACGCGCCCAAAGAAAAATCGTGGATTGAATTGTTGAAAGAAGACGAAAGGAAATTACCCGATGGAAATTAGTTTTTTCGATGTTGAAATGAACCGTCTTAAAAATCAATGGCCTAACGCATATTCCCCGGAAAGGATTAAAATCTTTTTTAATGCTTTAAGGGACGTGTCAAACTACGATTTTAGGGAGGCGGTTACTCATTGCCTTGCGACGTGTAGATCAGCTCCCTTGCTCGGAGAATTAACCGAAGCCATCCATGTTGCACGCACAAATTATATTCAGCAAAAAAGAGCAGAAGAAGCTTCGATGTCTGGAATATTTTCTGGCATCCCAGAGACCGGCTGGGCTGATAAAGAATTCAAAGATAAGTGTATGCAACTTCTTAACGACAAACTGGATAAAAAAATAACGATTGAAGAATTTTATCAGGGTTGCGACTTGTTAGATCAGGCCGCCCTGTTGTACAAGAAAACTAAACAAAACCCATTCAAAAAACCGCCGGAGAAAAGAAAAGACCCGTACAAAGACGACGATGCAACAGTTTAAATCAAACTTTATTGTTCGCCGCGTTTTAAAAGAAGCTAAAATTCCTTGGTACCGAGTAAATTACAAATTGTTAGATCAAAAAGAATGGGCTTTGTTTGTTAGAAGCTTTGGTAATTATTGCGAAAGATTTGGTTTTTCTAAAAAACCAATACAAGAAGCCGAACAATTCATAAACGATTATTTAAAAAATTAAGTTTACAAAATTAGAATCATCGCTCAACATTTTTTGTTCAAGCGATGAGAAGCAATCTTAAATACCGCAGCAAGAGGGTTAAGCACGAAGGATTTTCCTTCGCCTCCCAGTTAGAAGCCGCAGTCTATCAGCATCTAAAAATTAGAGAAAAGTGCGGAGAAATAAAAGACATTCAAAATCAAGATCATGTTTATTTAACTAACGCCCGCATTTGTTACATTCCCGATTTTAAATTTTTTGATTGTACAAGCAACGAGTTTGCCTGGGCCGAAGCTAAAGGCTTTGAAACAGACGTCTGGAAAATAAAAAAAAGACTTTGGCAACATTACGGTCCAGGCAGACTTGAAATTTACAAAGGCAGTGCAAAGAAAATAAAACTTTTTGAAACGGTAATACCGAAATGAGTTTGGCCGATGAAATGAAATATTGGCAAAGCCTAATCACTTTTAGTGACGAAGCCTGTTGCAGAAATTCTCATCAGTATTACAATTCAGCGTTAAAAATAGTTCCAAAGCCCGATGAAAATGTCTGCGAAAGAGAAAAGGCTTGGAGAAATTACGTCAGAAAACGGGACAATAATCCAAGGTTTCCGTTTGACAGAAAGTGGGTCGAATGAGCAAAAAACAAGACAGATCAAAAATCGCTGACAGAGTTAAAAGAGTATGTCTAAGATGTGCTAAATGCTTTTTGTCGCTGCACAAACACAATCGTCTTTGTGACGTGTGCGCAACAAAAGAAGATTATTAAGGGAGAAAAAAATGAGTGAAGAAAAATCAAAAATTATTCCATTACAAATTGTTGTGGAAGCAGGGCAGTTAGATAGCGAAACCGGAAAGCTTATTGAGCTAGTCGCGGGCCTTGAAAAACCGCTGGTTGAACAATTGGTCCGAGAAGTTTCTGCTCTTCAAAAAAAGATTGAACATTTAGAAAAACATTTAGAAGAGTTAAGAAGCGCAAAGGGCGTTGAAGGAAAAGAAGAAGATAAGGGCGAGCAACTGTGAGTTTATTTAAAAAAGAAAAAAAAGAAATGACCCTGCAAGATGTTGAGCAGGAGTTTAACAAAGCGCAGTTTGAGTTAGGAAGCCTTACTTATCTTGCAGACCTAAAAACGCATGAACTCAATTTGTACAACGACCAAATAAACAAGGTCTTTGAAAAAATGAGAAAGCTTGCGCACAAGGGAAATTTGCTTCGGGGTAAGATTCAAACCGAAATCGAAGAAACAATAAAGGCAGGAGAAAAAGTTGAAAGCCCGCTTAACTAAACAATTGAAATGGCTTAATTCTTTTGTACCCGAAAGGTTACCTCAAGGTATGACAGAGTTTAACCGATGGGTTGATGACATAAGCGAGCTAACAGAGTTACCCGTAAACGATAAATTAAAAAAAGTTGTGGGAACTTTGATTTTGCAAATGCCGCCGCAAATGGCTTACGTCAAAAAAAGACACATTGCCAATCTTGTGAAAAAGGCTGCTGCAAATCAAGTAAGCGTTGAAGTTATAAACACCATCGATGAAAAACAAAAACAACAAGACACTTGCAGCGCTGATACAAACATGGGACCGCAAGCTTAAAGAGTCTGGATTTGAAGACATCGAATGCCGTAAGACGGGCCTTCTAAAAGAATGGTCTGGAAAAATATTTTACGGCTCAACGCTGATAAGTGACGACAATTTCGTCGATAAAATTAATAAAATAAATAAAAAGTTTGGATACGGAAGCCTTACCTACAAAGAAAGCGAAGTAGAATATTATAGGCTTGCAAGCCAATGTTTACATGACAAAGAATTCAAATCCGAAATTCATAAAAGTATTTGGGAACTCCATTCTGACGGTTTTAGTTACTCAGAAATCTCAACAAAATTAAATATTACCAGAAGGCAGGTACGATACGCAATCGAGTGCATGGCTAAAGCTTTTTGTCTCAAGTAACCAATATTGAAGCAAAGAGGAGCTATGCAGCAATTAATTACATACCGAGACCATTCTGCCGACGATGAAGCTTTCCTTTTTGCCACATACTTAAAAAATAATTGGTACAGACAAGAATCTAGCACCATGCTTCCAAAAAAAGTTTGGATGTGGGCCCAGCACAAGCGGCTTGAAAAGATAATGAAGAAACAAAGTATTACTATTGCGTGCTTAAAAGATGACCCCGATGTGATTTTGGGATACGGATTTTGGGACGAGGACAAGCCCTTCACCTACATCAAACTTGCATGGCGAAGCGAAAAACTTAATTTAGAAAAAGAACTAATCGAAAGGATAAAACAACCATGAAAAAACTAAGCCACATTTATTTGCACAAGGCGTTTATGATGCCCGTTCTTAAACAAGAAATTAAGCGAACGCTTGATGATAAAACGTATCCAGGAATTGAAATGCACCTAGACGAATATGGCAACGTGCACATTAAGTGGAACGACTGCGAATTTGGATTTGATAAAGGCAATATCATGTGTTGGATTGCCGCCAAAGAAGAAAAAAAGACAAGGACTACAAAGAGTGCTTAAGATTGTTTTAGATTTTGTAAGAGCGTCTATTTTTTATTTGAGCGTTTGGTTTACGCGCTTTAAAGAACAAGCTTGGAAACCGTTTACAAAGCAACAGCAGAAAGTAAAAGCAACTAAGATTGCTTACAGGGCTGGCGAAAGCTATCGCCTGGGCGAATGCGTCGTTACTCTTGCAACATTCGGAGTCGAAGGAAAAGAAGAGGTTAGGAAAAAGATAGAGGCATTTAATGCATTAAAAGCGTTAAGGCATCAAGAACTCACAGAAAAAGCCGAAAAGATAATGCTCATGACGCCTGAGGAGCTCAAGGTTTACCAAGTCGATGAGTGGCTCAAGTCTAGAAAGGCGTTTAACGAAAAAAAATATTACGAGAATTTAAAATGAAATTTCTGATACTATTTATTGCAAGCCTTTCTTTTTCGCTAACTAACGACCAAGCATTTAAAGAAATCCATGGTGATTTTACATATACAAAACAAGAGCGCGTCGATGCTCAAAACAAAATGGAACAGGTTAGCAGACGCCTTGATAACTTTATTGATTTATCTGACGGGGCTAATCGGGCTCTGGGATCTATTATTAGACTAGCCGTAAAAAACCTAAGACGCCGAAATTATTTAAAAACCGCAAGAAAATTAGAAATTGAATGGAGCATGATTGATGGCCGCATTGTAGAAATCGCAAAAGGCCAAAGAGATATTGGGGACTTTGAACCCATTTCCGAATGGCTTGCCCTTGCCTACGAAATAATTGAATTAAAACTTGGGTTTACAACTTGCCAAATACTAAGGCTCACTGACATTAAAACCATTAACTTTGCCCTTCGCGTCGTTTTTAATCCCTGCCGATATGGTTTAGTTGAATTTAACAATCACTTTGTCGGCGACAAGTACAAGGGTCTTGCGCCCGTAGTGAGTTATTGGAGTGTTGTAACCGGATGCTCAATTGGAACTTTTGGCGCTGGCTATTTCTTTGTTTGCTCGCCCTTTGGTTGGCTTATCGAGCTGGGAGTCCTTGAAGTAGTCGCCCCCAGGCTTTCACCCAAATTGTATAATTTAGCGTGTCAAACATAACGCGCGTTATTCTAACTTAGAGGTTAAAAAGAATGCCGTTTGAAAAAGGAAGACAAAAGACTGGCGGAAGAAAAAAGGGCACAAAGAACAAAAATAACCTCATGGAAAAATTTGAGGAATGCAATTTTGACGTGGTTGCAGCGATTATTGAAAGCATTGCAGCTCAACCTGATTACATGAGAGCTGATACGCTGATAAAACTTTTAGAGTTTATGTATCCCAAAAAGAAGGCTATGGACGTCAATATGCTATCGCCTCAAGACGTTGTGCCGTTAGTGAAGGGTTGGCTCCAAGATGGAACAACGCTTGAGCAATGAAGAAATCGCTTTATTTAAGGCGTTTCTTGCAAAAACAGAAAAGAAATCTTTTAACCTCGCAGACTTTTGTTTTGGTAAGCAACTCGACTTCGTGCAAGATTCATCACCATTTGCCACGGCCGTTTGTAGCGTTCGGGCTGGGAAAACCGTGGGATGCGCAGCTGACCTTATTCACACGTCTTTGCAGCGAAAGGGCATCGTGTGCCTGTACATCACGCTCAATAGATTGTCGGCAAAACGAATTATCTGGCCGGACTTACTTAGAATTTGTAGAGAATACAACTTAGGAGCAAAAATCAATGAGTCTGAGTTATCACTTACGTTTCCAAACCGCTCAGTTATTTATATTTCTGGCGCTAAAGATAAGTCTGAAATTGAGAAGTTTCGGGGTTTGGCTCTTGCACTTTGCTATATCGATGAATGCCAAGCTTTTAGGGATTACATCCGAGAACTTGTCGACGAAGTTATCGCCAAGCGACTCTTTGACTATGCTGGCCGTTTACGACTTATCGGGACTCCAGGCCCCGTCCCTGTTGGATATTTTTATGAATGCTCTGTATCGAAACAATGGGCGCATCACTACTGGACGATGTTCGACAACCCCTGGCTCCCCATCAAGTCAGGACTCAGCCACGAACAAATCTTGCAGCGAGAACTTGACAGAAAAGGCGTTACACGAGAAGACCCCAGCATACAGCGAGAATGTTTCGGAAGATGGGCTTTCGATCCTAATTCACTCGTCTTCAGATACAACGATTCATTAAACGATTATGATGAACTTCCAAGCCTGGGAAATAATTGGAATTACGTTATTGGTTGCGATTTGGGCTTTGACGATTCTGACGCTATGGCTGTGCTTGCGTGGTCGGACCGAGATCCTAGATTGTTTCTTGTCGAAGAAGTCGTCAAAAACAAACAAGGAATCTCAGAATTTGCCGCCCAACTCGATACACTTATTAAGAGATATAATCCAACAAAAGTAGTTATAGACACTGGCGGCCTTGGTAAAAAGATTGCCGAAGAAATCACGAGGCGCTTTGCACTTCCTGTTAGTCCTGCGGAAAAACAAAGAAAATTTGAGTACATCGAATTATTAAACGATGCGCTTCGCACTCAGCGTTTCATGGCAAAAAAGAAATCTAGATTTGCCGAAGACGCTAAGCTTCTCGAGTGGGACCGAGATGAACCAAATCCTGATAAATTAAAGATAAAAGATACTTTCCATTCTGACATTTGCGATGCGGTATTGTACGCGTTTCGTGAAGCATATCATTGGTCTTACAAAGAAGAAGTTAAACTTCCTAAGCCTTATACCGATAGATGGTACTCACAGCAGGAAAAAAAGATGTGGGACCAAGCGTTCGAAAGACAGCGTCAAATGGAGTCTTATCAAGATCCGTGGTCTGAGTAGTACAATTTAAAATTCAAACCGAAAGGGCGGTAATGAGTAACCTAAAAAGGGTTTTACACGTTTCCGATTGCCATCATCCATTCGTTAATAAATCAGCCTGGAAGTTACTTCTCGATGTTGGTAAAGCATTAAAGCCCCATGAAATTGTTATCCATGGCGACTTTTTTGATTTCTATTCTGTCTCACGACATCTTCTTGACCCGCAAATGGATTTTAGAACTTGGAAAGATGAAATGGCCGCAGCAAGAGAAGGCCTTGATGAGCTGATAAGAGAAGTTCCGCACAAAAGTCTTGTTTATTTAGAGGGCAACCACGAAAAGAGACTGATAAAATACATCCATGAAAAAGCGCCAAAACTTGCAGGACTCTTTAAAGCAGAAGAGTGCATGGGATTACCTAGAGATATTAAATACATCCCCTATGGCCAAATGGGTAAATACGTCATTGGCAATCTTGTATGCGTGCATGGTTCTCGTGCTGGCGAAAACCCAGCTGCCTCAATGGTCAAAAAGTTTAGATCGTCTGTTATCTTCGGACACACACACAAAATCCAGGAATACCACATCCAAAACGCCCACGGAGAAGACTTTGTTGCCCTAAACATTGGGTGGCTTGGAAATCAGCGTCAGGCTGCCGATTACATCCAGGACATATCCGACTGGACTCTTGGCTTTGGAATCACCTGGCATAAGCCGAGCGGCGCGTTCTTTCATCAATTGGTGCAGATTTATGTCGAGAAAGGGACCCATCAATGCCTATTCAAAGACGTAGTCTTCAAAAGATAAAACCAAAGGACCTGGTTGAGGTTACTTTTTTAGACCATGTTTCAACCGTTGGGGGCGTATCTGAACCCATTATGTGCAGGGTAATAGGCGAAGTTATTGCTATGGACAAACAAGCTATTTGTACTGCAAGTTGGCTTTCAATGGATAACGAAGCACATAATTGTGACAGCCACACAATTCTTATTGCGACAATAAAATCAATAAAAAAATTAAAGAGATAGTCCCCCCAAGGCCTTCGGGTATCTGGGTTTAGTTAGCCTTGAAGGGACCACTGTGCGTTTTCGTTGGTTTTTCGTTTCTTTGGGGAAGAAACAACGCTGCTTTTTACTATTTTTAAACAAAACCGCAAGCTTTTTTATCAATTTGTCCTAAACAACCAACTTTGTAACAAAACTGTCACTAAACGACAGGATCAAACAAAACCTTGGAGCCACAATGTCCCTGCCATTTGCACTTAAAGAAGACGATAAAAAAGGAGCCGCCGTGATTGTAGAGCATCGAAGTGAGCGCGAAGAGCGCCCAAGAAATTTAGGATTAGAAGCCGCAGCAGAAGAACTTTTAAAAGCAATGGAACGAAAAGACGTGCAAGGCATGGCCAATGCTCTAACCAGTGCTTTTTATCTTCTAGACGCAATGCCACACGCTGAGGGAGAGCACGAGTAATGCCGCTCATCGAAGGTAAATCAAAAAAAACGCTCCAAAAGAATATTAAAACAGAAATCGAGTCGGGCCGTGACCCAAAACAGGCTGTTGCTATTGCCTATGCTGTAAAGCGAAGAAACATGGCAAAGGGCGGCGGATTGTACGCAAACATACACGCTAAGCGTGAAAGAATTGCTGAAGGAAGCGGCGAGAAGATGAGAAAGCCTGGAAGCGAAGGTGCTCCTACGGCAGACGCATTTAAACAAGCAGAAAAAACAGCCAACATGGCTGAAGGGGGAATGATGAAAGAAGCAATGTGCGCCCATGGTGGCAGAGTAAGCTGCAACAAGGGCTGTTACGCTGAAGGTGGAATGGTGCAAAACGAAAAACTAAATCCACATCATCAGCCCGCAATGGACCCGCAATTGAAACACCAAATTGCAACAATGAAAAAGCCCGGCATGAATTTAAGCGAAGTTGCTAAGCTTGCAATGGGCGGAGTCGTTGAGCAAATCATGAAAGAACGAAAGAAAATGGCCGAAGGCGGAATGGTTGAAGAAGAAGAAAGACTTAGAGAGCCTGACTTTGAACCCGCGATGGACTTTTCTAATTACAATTATATGGAAGACGACGAGCACGATGTTGAGCCCGTTGAGATGAGCAACAAACTTGTCGGCCAAATCATGACGGATAGGAAAAAAAGAGTTTCAAGCTAATGGATTTAAAGGACTTAAAAGACCTTCTTCGGGTTTTACGAGATAAGGGCGTTACAGAATACGAATGCCAGGGAGTAAGACTAAAACTTTCAGAAGACGCCCCTTTATCTAAATACAAACGGCGGCAAGAGTTTGCAGAAATCGAAGGTGAGCCCGAGCTGACCGAAGAAGAACGGCTTTTTTACTCTGCGATTCCCCCCATGCAAGCAATTGAAGAACAACAATGAGTTTAAAAACAACTTTAAAATCTAATAGCGGAAGAACAACCAGAGTCTATAAGACTACTGACATGGGGATGCAAATAGATAAAGGCTACAGATGGTGGGAAGCGAGAACAACCGAAGAACGAAAAAACCAACTTCTTGCCACTGTAGCTTTTTTAAAACAAGGCCAAAAGTTTAGACAAGAAGAGGCGAGGGTTTACAGTCAACTATATACTGGAAAGCCAATGGTCGGGTATGCAGGCCCCGCGTTCAGTAAAGTGAGTAACCCGCTCAATATTTCTCCAGGAAGACCCACATACAACCTTATTTCCTCTGTTGCTGACACTTTAGTTAGTAAACTCACTCAAGATAGGCCTGTGCCTGTATTTCTTACCGACAACGGCGATTACAAAGAAAGAAATTTAGCAAAGAAACTCAATGATTTCATTTTAGGAGAGTTTTACAGAACAAAAGCTTACCAAATGGGAGAACAGCTTTTGGTCGATGCTCTTGTGCAAGGCACTGGAGTTTTAAAGATACATGAGACCATGGACAAAAAGGTTGGCATCGAAAGAGTTTTGCCAATCGAACTTTTTGTGGATTTAGAGGAAGCAAGATTTGGCAATCCTAGAAGAATGTATCAAGTGAAATACATGGATAGGGCCATGGTTGAGAGTGCCTTTCCTAAGCATAAAGCAATGGCCGCTTCTGCTGACAAAGGAATTTTAGAGCAAAGTGACGCAGCTAGAAGCGTTGCTGATTTAGTAGTCGTTGTTGAGGGATGGGCATTACCAAGCGGTGAAGATACAAACGACGGCTATCACTCTATTGTTTGCAGCCAAGGTGAGCTCTTTGGAGAAAAGTGGACCAAACAAGAATTTCCTTTTGTGTTTTTGCATCACAAGAAAAGGCCTGAAGGATTTTGGGCGCAAGGAGTTGCTGAGAGCCTCATGGGCACGCAGCTAACTTTAAATGATTTACTTATCACCATTGCCCAATCGATTAGAACAATGGGAGTGCCAAGAGTATTTGTGGAAGAAGGAAGCAAAGTAAATAAGGCTTCATTTCAAAATAAAGTTGGGGTTATAATTCCTTATCGTGGCACCGCTCCTATTTTTGCTGTTAGCCCATCAAACGCTCCCGAGCTGTACGAAGAAAGAGCACGACTCATACAATTCGGTTTTGAGCAAGAGGGTCTGTCCATGCTTTCGGCAACGAGCCAAAAGCCAGCGGGTCTCAATTCAGGAGAAGCACAAAGAGTATATCAGGACATCAACTCAGACAGATTTGCGTCGCTAGAAAGAAGGTATACAAACTTTTATGTGGATTTGGCTTACCAAATTATTGATAAGGCCCTTGATATCGCAAAGCGAGATGGAAGCTATACTACAATCTTTACAGACAGAAAACGAGGCTGCAAACAAATCGAGCTACCAAAAATCAAAATGCTCGAAGACCCGTTCGTTATTCAAGCCTACGTTCAATCGTCACTCCCGAAAGACCCAGCCGGAAGACTGCAAAAAGTAACCGAAATGATTCAAGCCAATATGGTTACGATCCAAGAGGGTCGAAGACTTCTTGATTTTCCTGATCTTGGCCAAGTGGAAACGCTTGCAAATGCTTCTGAAGAAAGAATCTATTTCATTCTTGATGAGATTATTGAGAACGGTGTTTACGAAGGGCCCGACCAATTTATGAACCTTGCAAAGGCCACTGAAATCGTCACGCAATACATCAATCTTTACTCAACCTGTAAGCTTGAAGAAGAAAAGCTTCAAATGCTTCGAGACTTCTTTGCAGAAATTCAAGACTTGCAAATGGCTGCAATGCCACAACCTCCGATGATGCCTCCTGGAGGGGGAATTGAGAATCAATTAGCTGTGCCTGAAGCATTACCGAGCAGTCCAATGCTTCCGATGTCAGAAGGCGGAATGGTTTAACCTTTTTAGCAAACAATAATCTCGTCGCAACGAGGAAAGGAACAACAATGCCACTCAACGTAGAACCACGCGCTAATCCAGCACCACAAACGTCAACCCCAACGGCAAGACCACAAGTAAATTACGGTACACCTACGCCAACAACGGCAAGGGTCGAAGCCTTAAAGCAAAAACTAATCAATCCTACTCAACAACAGACTGCGGCACCAAGGGTTGCTGGAAGTACAGCTAGACAAGAACAATATTCTAAGCAGCCACATCAAGCACCAAAACAAATTCCTCAACAAAATCAACAACGTACACAGCCAATGCAAGACATTGAGCCGCCCCCAGGGGGAATGCCAGCTGCTAATGTAGAGGCCCCAGCTAGTGATACAGTGTCACAAACAACCAATATTGTTGAGACAGCGGAAGAACCATCTTCGGAAGCAACCGAGAAGCCCGTTAGTCCTCAATTTGTCGCTCTCGCAAAACAAGAGCGAGCAATTCGGAAAGCCCGACAAGAGCTAAAGGCGCAGCAGGAGTCTTGGGAGCGTGAGAAAGCGACTCATATCAATCTCGAGCAGCTCAAAGCTGATCCGCTTAAAGCACTTGCCGAAGCTGGCATCTCTTACGATCGCCTGACCGAGTTACAGCTAGGTCAGGTCAATCCAGATCCAAATCAACAACTTCTCGACAAGATTGCAGAACTGGAAAACAGACTCGCGCAAGTAGACGAGCAATTTACGAAACGTGATACAGCTCAGTACGAAGCCGCGGTCAATCAGATTCGTAACGATGTAAAGCTTTTGGTCGATTCTGATCCTACGTTTGAAACAATCAAGGAAACTGGCGAGACAGAATCCGTGGTTGAACTTATTAGAAAGGTCTTTGACGCTGAAGGAACTATCCTCGCTGTAGAGGAAGCCGCCCGATTAGTCGAAGATAAGCTTTTAGAGAATAAGCTTGCTGAAATCGAAAAGCTTTCAAAACTTTCTAAATTTAAGTCGCGTTTAGGAAAGCTGGCAGAGACCCCAGCAGAAGCAAGTGAGTTGCAGCAACAACAAACCGCCACGACTCTTACAAACGAAGGTACGGTTAGCCGTCCTTTAAGTGCAAGGGAGCGGGCAATTCAAGCATTTGAAAAAGCTAAGTCTAACGGCTGAATGGTTCGGCCAAAAGAGGCTTAGCTATTTAACCAAGGACTAAAACAATGCCTACATTTGCTAGCTCGTCCAGCTCGATTGCAGTTCTTAAGGAATTGTATGTCGATAATTCGGACTTTATGAAAGACTTGGTCTATTCGAAGAATCCGCTTTTTGCTTTGATGCCAAAAAACGAATCTACGGATGGACTAGCTGGAAAATACATTCCAGTCCCAATTCAATACGGAAACCCAATGGGCCGTTCGCATACATTTGCTGACGCCCAAACAAACCAAACACCGAACGCTTACCAAAGCTTCTTTGTTTATGTTGTTCAAGATTACCAATTGATCACCATCACCAACTTGCTTATTGAACAAACAAAAAGCAATGCTGGCGCTTTTGTTGACGAAATGAAGCGACAAATGGATGGCGGTATCAAGAACCTTTCAAACAACATGGCGTTTGAATTGTTCCATTCCGGTACCGCTACTCGTGGCGTGATTGGCTCTGCCATCACTAACCCATCGGTTGGCGTCTACCAATTCACACTTCAAAATCCACAAGACGTGGTGCAATTTGAAGTTGGAATGACCATTCAGGCTGCTGCCACAGATGGTGGCGCTCCTATCAACGCTGGAACGGACCTGGCTCTGGTTAGCTCTGTGAACAGAGCAACTGGCGTCATCCAATTCACTGTTGTATCAGGTGCTCCTCAATCTAACTGGTCAAACGGAAACTTCCTGACAGTTGAAGGGGACATCCCTGTAACTGGGGGTTCCGGATCAGGACCATTAGGCTCAGTAGGTTCTTACCTTGCAGCTTCAGGCTTAGCAGCTTGGGTTCCTGCAACCAGCCCTGCGCTTTCAGATTCGTTCTGGGGCGTAAACCGGTCGGTTGATCCTACTCGTTTAGCAGGTCTTCGTTATGACGCTTCTTCGTACTCAATCGAAGAAGGCGTTGTTAACGCTCTTGCCTTTGCAAACCGAGAAGGCGCTGATCCAGATACCCTAATCCTGTCTTTCCAAAGCTACAGCGCATTGGAAAACGCTTTAGGAGCCAAAGTGCAATATGTGGACGTGAAACACGAAGAAGCAAACATTGCTTTTGAAGGTATTCGTTTCCACAGTGCTTATGGCTATGTAACTGTAATGGCCGACAGAAGCTGCCAGCCCCTAACAGGTTGGTGCTTGAGCATGGATACTTGGAAGCTTCGCTCTTTGGGCAAAGCCCCCCATATCCTAACTTACGGACTTGAAGGCTTAGAAGGTCTTCGAGTTGGTAACAGCGATGCTCTAGAAGTTCGCGTCGGTGCTTACTACAATTACACTTGCAATGCTCCTGGGTACAACCTTAGGATCACATTGTCGGCGTAGTGCCGATCGAGTTTGAGCGACTCGACAAGATGCGTAAAGAACACTTCTTGGGGTGCAGGGCAAACGCCTTGTGCCCCGAGTTGTTTTTGGCCTAAACAACCAATCATGTAAGCCCAAGACGTCCTTGGGATACTACTCGCCGAAGTTCTGCCCACTTCGTTGCTAGGGAAATTAAGGGCGGACAAGGACACATCATGGCTAATCGAAATTGGCTCTCCAATAAAATGTATCAAATGGAAGCTTACCCCGTACTGGTAAGCTGCAACTTCGTTGTAGACGAAGCAAACGTAAACGGTCTTGGTCAAAAATTCTTAAAAGGCGCTGGAGTTAAAAATGTTTACATGAAAACTTCCGCAACTCCTGCTGCCGGCAATCCTAATCCAGAAGACGGAATTATCATGATTGAACTAGAAGATAATTATAATCGTCTTCTTAACGGATTTGCTTCTGCCGTATCTCCTCTTGATGGATCTTCTCAAACAGCAACGGTTGCTGGAAATATTGCGGTAATCGTATCTTTAGGAACCGCCACACTTGCTCAATGGCAAGCAGCCGGTCTACCAGTTGGAGTCACTCCAGCTGTTGGAGTTGCTTTTGTCGCAACTGCAACTGGCACAATCGGTGGCTCCGCAGCCGTACAAGGAGTTGGCGTATCAGGCGGAGTAAGTCTTGAAACTTGCGGAAATACAAACTTAAGTTTGGCAAGAGCTAATAGCCCAGTAAACGGCGGAGGACTGGTTTATTTACAAGCCCTTGATGCTGCCGGTGCTAAGGTTGCTCCCGCTGACGACACAGTAATTGCCGTTAGCTTGTATCTTTCAAACAGTTCTGTAACTGTACAGGGACAGTAAAAACCTACTAGGGGTAGCTTGCAGTCTCCGGCAGGCTGCCCCTTAATTTATTTAGGAGTTGTATGCCCATTCCTCTTTCTCCTAATCCGCAAGTAACATATTTACAGCAAGGTAATGGAAAAGTTCTTCTCTCCTGGAACGCAGTTCCCGGAGCCACAAATTACCGTGTAGAAAGAAGTGTCGATGGTGTTACATACTCGCTACTTGCAAGTCCCACTGTTAATAAACATTTAGACACAACCGTAACGCCTAATACCCAGTATTGGTACAGAGTTGCTTCAGAAGATACTGGCGTTGGTGGCGGTGTATCTGCTTTTGTTTACCCAACCCCTAATTCTATTGTGCCTGTTATTGCTGGATACATGAGTTTGCAGCAGTTGAGGCTTATGTCTCAGCAAAAGGCTGACAGGATCAATTCTAATTTTGTAACTTTGCCTGAGTGGAATTCGTATATCAATTTAGCAAGTGATGAACTTTATGATCTTATTACAACGGTGTATGAGGATTACCAAGTGCATGATCCGGTCTACTTTACAACCACGGGAACGACTTCAACTTATCCGCTGCCGGACGGGATTACTACTTTTCAAGATAAGCAAGGAAACAACATTGTTCCTCCACCGATTTATAAACTAGCAGGAGTTGATCTTGGCCTTAACAACGCTCCGAATGGTTTCGTTACCGTTCAGAAGTACAACTTTATTGATAGAAACCGCTACATTTTCCCCAACACTTCAAGCACGCTTTATGGTGTCTTTGGCTTACAGTACAGACTTGTCGGAAACTCTATTCGTTTCATTCCACAACCAGCATCTAGTCAGCCTATTGGGATATGGTACGTTCCTAGAAGAACTCAGCTCCTAGAAGAAAACGATGTGACTGACGGCTACAACGGCTGGACTAATTACATTATTGCAAGGGCTGCTAAATACGCGCTCGACAAAGAAGAATCAGATACAAGTAAGCTTGACATGGAAATTGCTTATCTAAAGCAACGAATTGAAGAATCTGCGCCCAACAGAGACGAGGGACAAGCTGATACGGTGTCAGATGTGAGAAGCGTGTACGGCTTTGGTCCTAATGGCGGCGGCTGGGGAGGACCTTTTGGCTCTGGGTGTTAAATGCAATTACCGTTGAAGCTTACAGTGGATTTAATGCAGACAAGGTGGAAAAGTTTAATTGATCCACTTTTAGAAAACCCACTTAATGACATTTCAATTATTGATAATGTCGTTCTAGCAATTGGTGACAACGTGATTAATCACAAATTAGGAAGAAAACAACAGGGATGGCTTGTGTTAGATGTAAACGCAAGTACCACAATTTACAGGTCGGCAGATTTTAACGACAAAACATTAACGCTAAATTCTTCTGCTGCTGCAACAATTAAATTAGGGGTATTTTAGTGGCTTCTCCCAACATGAATTTGATTATTCCAGTGCCCACGCAAACGCTAGGGCCCCTTTACGCAGAACAAATTGCAGCCTGCTTTAATAGAATTGATTCTCATAACCATACATTCGGAGACGGATCACAAATTCCTCTAAGCGCACTCAATGTTGCTCAGGCGCTCCCGATGAATAATTACCCCATCACTAGCGCCTCTTATGTTTCTCTTGCAGAGCAAATAACAGGGCCCTCGCAAAGCGGTTCTTTGTATATGCAAGGCGGGGAACTTTATTTTAGAAACGGCACCAGCACTTTTGACATAAAAATTACAAATGGAGCAGTTGTAAATGTGCCTGGAACTGCTGGCTTTGCAGGACTTCTTCCCCCCGCAAGCGCTACATATGCAGGAAGTGATTTTATTTTTCAGTCTGGCACTAACATTGCCGGAAATTTAGACGCTGCAAGCATAAAAATAAGAAACACAAATCCTTCTAGCAACGCAATTACGATTAATGCACCAAATCCTTTGCCCGCTAATTATTCTTTAACGCTCCCTTCTTCAGGACCATCGGTAACCTCTATTTTAGAATTTGATTCTTCTGGAAACGCATCTTTTGTTGCTGCTGGAGGCGTTGGAGCCCCAACTGGTACGGTTACCATGTATGCTGGCTCTTCAGCTCCTTCCGGTTGGGTTTTTTGTGATGGTGCAAACTATGACTCTGTTGCAAATCCACAATATGCAGCCCTTTTTGCTGCAATAGGAACGGCATTTGGGGGAACCGGAGCAAATGATTTTAACGTGCCTGATTGCAGAGGCGTTTTCGTTAGAGGTGTCGGATCTCAAACAATAAGCGGTCAAACATACACCGGAAGCTTAGCAACAAAACAGGTTGATAATTTAGAAAGTCATGATCACGGAGGAAACACTGGAAGCAGCACCGTTCCGTGTAACATTAATAACTTAATTAATTCTGGCCCAAGCATTGGAACAATTCAAACTCAACAAGCTTTCTCTGGCACGCTAACAAACTCCGGTCACACGCATACCATTTCAGCAAGCGGAAGCGGAACCGAAACTTATCCGGCAAATATTGCTTTAAATTATATAATTAAACTTTAGAGGATTTATGGCATCACCAAACATGGGGTTAACAATACCGGCACCAACAGTAACAGAGGGGCCAGAGTACGCCGAAGATATACAACAAAACTTCAATCTTATTGATTCGCACAATCACACAAGCGGGCAAGGGTCACTCATTCCATTAAACGCCCTTACAATTAGTCAAAACTTAAACATGAATAGTTACTCAGTGACTAATTTAAAATCAACGTCACTGGTAAATCAAATTAGTGCTCCAGCTGAAAACGGATCTGTTTACATGACCGGAGATAATCTTTACTGGAAAGACGGCACCGGCTCTCATAACGTACAAATTACAAATGGAAACTCTTTAGCAGGAGCAGCGGGGACGATTACAGGAATTCCCACCGGAACCGCAAGCGCAGCTTATTTATCCATCCCTGGAACCTTCAGGTTTCAATCATCTACAAATACCGGAGCCGATGTTGATTGCAGAACTATTACGCTTAGAAATAACGTAGCACTTTCTTTCGGGATGCAGGTTCTTCCTCCGGCCCTAACAGCAAACTTGCAAGTAACAATGCCGCTTCCTCCCCTTGCCACAAAATTATTATCAATGACTTCTGCCGGCGCTCTTAATGCAAATATTGATGCCGATAACACAACAATCGAAATTGTTACAAATAATTTACAGGTAAAAGATGACGGAATTACTACTGCAAAAATACTTAATGGCGCTGTGACAAATGAAAAACTAGGTGCCCTAGGACAACAAACTAGTTCTCCAAGTGGAACTTTTACAACAACTTCAGCAACATTTTCTTTAATCACAAACCAAACAGTTACAATTACCACAACCGGAAGACCCGTTATGATTATGTTTCAGGGCGGCACCTTGCAAGTAACTGGAACAAGCGGGCTTACAACAGACAGAGCAGAAATATCAATTTTGCGAGGAGGGTCTACTCAAGTTGGATTTGGAACTTTTGGCGTAAGTGACATTCGAATACCCGCAACAAGCATTATTGCAATAGATCCGATTGGTGCCGGAACACACACTTATACGGCAGAAGCTAGAACTTTAAGCGGAATTACATTAAACGTAATTGGCGTTAATTTAATTGTATTTGAGTTATAAATGGCATTACAAAAACAACAAGTAGCTGTCAATTTTGGGCAGGGTTTAGACACCAAAACTGATCCATGGCAAGTGCCAGTGGGAAGTTTTCTTAATTTAGAAAATACCATATTTAATAAAATAGGACGGCTTGAAAAAAGAAATGGCTTTGAACAAATTGGCTCATTGCCCAATGAAAACGTATATGGTCTTGCAACATTCAAAGACCAATTAACACTATTAGGAGATAATCTTTACGCTTATCAAGACGGCGGTACTTTTTTAAATCGGGGCCCCTATCGCCCCTGCAAAGTAGAATCAAAATCACTTCTTAAAAACATATTTAATCACGTTCAATGTGATTCTGCCGTGTCTGGCGACTTAACTTGCGTTGCCTACACAACAGCGCTTGGCGGAGGAGCATTTGGTTACGAGTATGCAATATTAAACGCAAACACCGGGCAAGCTGTTGTATCAAGAACGGCATTGACAGGTACAGGCGGCAATCCAAACGGAAGTCCTAGAGTAATTTTGTACAACAATCACTTTGTCATTGCTTACAGCGTTCTCGTAGGAGCGGCAGACCAATTACAGTTTATTAGAATTCCCGTAAATAACTTAATTGCATCCTCTCCCGCTGTTATATCAACCGACTTTGATTATTTAACCGGACAAAACTTTGATTTAGTCGTTGGTCAGTCAAACTTATACGTTGCTTGGAACAGAGCAAGCGGAAATGGTGTTTACGCAGCCGTTATTGATGTTGGATTTAATGTTGGTTCTCCGGTATTAGTAGAAGCATCAAGAGTTGCAAATGTGATGTCTTTGTCTTTTGACAACGATTCTTCTTTCAACAATTTAAGCGTTGTTTATTATGATGCAGCAGCCGGGTTAGGGCGGATTGCAATATTAGATTTAAATTTAAATTCTGTATTAGTTCCTACAACCTATTTTACTTCAACCCCCCCGTTTGACATTTTAAATTTAACCTCTCTATCTAATGCAGGGGTTTGCACAATAATTTATGAATTAGAAAACGAATATTCGTACAATTCTGTTGCAAACAACCTAACAAAAAAAGTTGATGTAAACACAGCTGGAACCGTTGGAGCCACAACAACTATCGTTGACGGTAACGGTCTTGGGTCAAAAGCATTTAAAATTGATGGAACCGCATACATCGTAACAACTCACCAAGATGTCACTCAAGACAGTTATTTTGTAACAGACTTGTCTGGAAATGTTGTGGCAAAATTTTCTTACACAACTGGCGATGGTTACGTTACAAGAGGCGTTCCTAATGTAACAGTTGTTGCAAATGTAGCTAGACTTGCTTTCTTGCAAAAAACACAAAGCGTGGCAGGGGCAAGCGGGGCAACAGAAGGAGCTGGAGTAAATCAGCTAGATTTAACAGTTGGCGGAGTACCAGTTTATTCAGCAGAACTAGGAAGCAATCTAAACATTTCTGGCGGAATTCAATGGTCTTATGATGGGGTTACTCCAGTAGAAAATAATTTTTTATTATATCCAGAAAACCTTGACGGAGCAGCAACAACTGGCGGCTCGATGGCCGCGCAAATCTATCGATATGCTGCAATTTATGTTTGGGTTGATAATCAAGGAAACACAATAAGAAGCTCGCCGTCAGAAGAAATAGAAGTTAATTTAGTTGGTCCAAATAATGCAATTGACGTAAACATTTCTACTTTAAGACTTACTTACAAAACAAACGTTTTGATTCAATTGTATCGTTGGTCTCAGGCAGAACAAGTTTTTCATTTTACCGGAGGAATAGTAAATAACCCGAGTGTTAATTTTGTTACTTTTGCTGACACTCAGACAGACGCTTCGATTATTGGAAATGAAATCCTATATACAAATGGGGGAATTTTACCAAACCTGCCGGGACCCCCGTGCTCTGCAATGACTTTGTTTGATAATCGATTGTGGGTTATAGACTCCACAAGCCCCGATACTATTTGGTATTCAAAAATCGTAATCCCGGGCACCCCGGTCGAAATGTCAGATTTCCAAACGTTTTATGTTTCTCCTACACAAAGCGCACAAGGAACAACTGGTATTGTT